GCGCCAATAGAGCCCCAATTACCAAGACCTGCTTTCCAACCTTCGACGTCGGTCAATCCTTTCCAGGCTTTGCCGGTCAACGACGGTTTGGCATCACCGTCTAAAAATCCTTCCATTGCACCACTTACCGACGGCGACGCCGAAGGGACAACTGCCCCCGGCGCACTTTCCCCGCCACCGCCGTAAGCTGCAATTAATTCTTCTAACTTTTCATTCTTTTTCCGGCCCGTATATGTTTCAACACCTAACTGACCTAATCCAATCGCCATGCCCCTATCGGAAGACTCTTTGTCCGATTCGATTTTATCCCTGGCAAGTGCGTTTTCCTGGGCTAACTGCTGGGACTGCATCGCCAAGACCTTATTCCGGTAAGCCTCTTCATCCTTTATGGCTTTTGTGCGGCTCAAATAAGGGGTCTGCGCATTAATTTGGGAGACACGATCCTGTCTGAGCCGTCTCCCGCCGGAAATACCGTAATACTGGTCTACCATCATGCACCCCCATATTGTCTTTTCAAAAGATTCTGGAATTCGAGTTTTCTTTTCAAAAGAGCCATGTCAATATCTTCCCGCTGCTTTCCGAAATGGGTTTCTGCAACTACTTGACCCAAACCAATCCCTGTAGATAGTCTATCCTGGCGCTGTTCTTCGCCAAAGGCTTCCCGCTCTAATCCCATTCGACTGGTAAACGCCTTAGACCGCAAATCAAGGGACTTGTCTTGATACCGCTTTGTTGATGCCGCGAGTAAGTTTCTCAATCCTTTTCTTGCGTATTCATCCGCAAAAGTCTCATCTGCCAGCATGGTGCTCATAACCGCCCTTTGCTCCGGACCGATACGCTGCAATTTCTGAACCATGCGCTGATAGCGCGGGTCGTCCTGAAAAGCTGAATAATCAACCATGTTTTTATCCCTATTCGTCGTGTCTTTCCACGCCGTATTTATATGCCCATCCCAAGGGTCTGAATCGCTTGTCGTTGCCGTTTGTGCTCTGCGTGTAAAGGGCGGATATCTCGTCGGCAGTTAATGCGCGATTATAGATCCGGGGTTCGTCAATTTTGCCGTTCAACTCGTATGTACCGCCGCCACCATCATGTGTGTTGCCCCATGCGACATTAGCAGCATTAGAGATATCGGCCGGAAGTGAAGATAGGTCCAAGGTAGATGAACTGGCAGATCCATCCATGTAAGCTGTTGCTAAATCGGTAGTTCTGTTCACCGTCACAACCACATGGTGCCATGTAGCATCAAAAGCGAGCAAGTCCGACCAGTTGTTTGTCGCTTGAACGTTGTTTTTTTCAAGGTGAAGATACAGTTGTTGAGATCCCCCATACGTGCTAATAAATATTTGGTCGGTGGCATCTACCCATTTTGAAAATGCAATATTATATTGGCTACTGCCACCAATACCGTCACAATTGACCCAAAATGCTACACTAAAATCACTGGTGCCAAGTTCATCCAATGGTGAGGAATTCCCGCAATCAACCCTGTCGTCAACATTATCAAACTCAATTCCGTTGTCTATGTTCCCGGTCACCCAATCAGCATCGGTCATGGTGCCTTCCAGCGTTCCGTCGTTATCATAACATGCATCGGCAGCAGTAGTGCCTGCGCTTTCATCAAATGGCCAGTACCCTATCAACCCATCGTCCCGGGTCGTGACAAATTTCAGTCTATGCGTCCACCCAAGAAGGTTCGTGTTCTGGGTATCGCGCGTAATCCGGTTCGTCATGTCCCCTATGAGTACCGATGTTAAGGAAGTACCTGTAACTGAGGCGTCCGCATAATGGGTAATGTCAACACTGTCTACGGTTTCTATGCCTTCCCATAGGAATTTTGACTTATAAAGCCTCGTCAGATCCCATGTGTTATCGGAAGGCCAGAAATCCCCTGTCTCGATTGTGTGGACTATTTCGGTCTGATACCAGTGGTCGCCATTATCAAGTCTGAGCATAAACCCGCTATCCGCACCGGCATAGACATATTTCGTGCCGTTTGTGTCCTGTACCGGAAACCCGCATTCAGGGGGGTCGGCAGCGCCCACGTTTTGCTCGAACCATCGCTTTCTCACCAGATCGTAAACAAACCATTTGGTTGATATTCTCAGGTTGTATTCTTTGTGGCTTTGGTCGTACCATCCCGTCGCTGATTCGATATTTGAAGCACCCAGATAATCATCGCCTTGCACGTCAAAATACTTATCTATTCCGTGTACGATATATGGGACGGCTCCATCGAATATAATAGGCCCTGAATATGACAACCAGATTGCGATATTTCTCTCAACATCGGCGGCAATTTTAAAACCCACCTCGGCGGTTGCGAGTGTAAGCGGTGCAGGACAGCCCAAATTGTAACTGATAGGGAATATCCTGAACGGGTCTGAATCCGTCGCATCGGGGGTACTGCCGGAAAGAAGATAAATCTCTGTTTTCTTCAGCGCCAGAAACATTGAGAAGATATTCGAGCCAAATCGATTGTAAATCTCAGTCCCGGCTGTAAGTTCTTCCGCGCCCCCGAAATAAAGCGATTGAGCGCCGTCCATGCTTGACTCGTACCCGTTAAAGGCTTGCGGGGCGTGTGTGACGGAATAATCACATCGATTGCCTTCGCCGCCTTCGGTGTACCCACACAGCATCAACCGGTTTTTATAGGTTGCCGGGAACTTAAATGGCATAATTGGTAGTTGGGCGGGTATGCCAAGAACCACATTGACCTGTGATTTTGCAGTAGTAAGCGTTGCATCCCACACAAACTTATAAGTATATCCAACAGACCCGAACATTTCCCTTGAAAATTCTTGTTCTATACTCGGTGGCGTCCAGGACATTACCCCGGATTGACTAAGAGACGTATCTAAACCGGCATCATCGAGTGTTTCGTCAGAAACCGTGCCTACAGTTGCCCAACCTTCACCATTCCAATAATAAATCGTTACGATTGCAGCCGTTTCATTGGGCGTACCAGCTACAATGAGAAATTTTACGGCTGTCATACGCTCGTCGAATTGCGCAATTACCCATTCTGAGCTTGTTAAATCAGCTAAATCGGCATAGTATGTGCTATCAGAGTCGTTTACTTCGAGGGTGTAATCAACATATATTGCAGATTTGTATGGCTGAAACTGTATAGGTTGCCGGTAAACACCATCCCATATATCGACAATGGGCTGCATGGCCGCATCGACGGTACATTTGTAGATAGTGGCTTCCCCGGCGTCAATATTGAACTGATACCAATAAAATAGGCGGCCTTCCATAAACTTTGTAGCGGAAGTATCGACGGTGGATGTCCATGTCACAGTGCCGGTTGTGGCAAGACTAGCCCCGGTGTCCGTGTTGTCGGTAATTGAAAGCCCATTCCAGGAATTACCGTCCCATTCCCAGGCGGTCATTTTGGATGCTTCGGCGTTGGCCTCATCGACGTAAAACTTAACACCTTGCAGGGGTCGTGTAGACCCTACGAGCCAATAAAGTGCGCTTGTCGCATAGGGGCGGACAGGAAAATCAAAATTAGCAACCCATCTTGAAACGCCCTTGCTTATACGGAATTCATCTATCCATCCGGCAACTCCCATAAGGTCAAATGGGAAAAGAAGTTTTTCGTTTCCATCAGGTGTATGCGCTGCGGTTGGAATTGTAATTGTATCGGTTAGACCTACAACGGGTCTGGCTGAAAAGCTGTTGAACCGCACCATTTGGAAATCATCAACATAACCAGCTAAATCGAAATTCGCTGCATTAGTTCCACCGATTCTTGCAATTCCCGTCAGGGTCGAAGCGTATGTATACGAATCGTAACTAATCTGAGTGCCATTATCGTAAACTCCCCAATCATCCCCTACTTTACAGATAGCTATATGATGCCAGTTGGCATCAGCTATTTCAGCCCCGATTGCCGCTACTTGAACAACCCCGCCGATTTTAACCTCTAAATACAATCCGGTTCCGTGAATGTTTTCAAGCCAAATGCGGTTGTTATCGTCTTCTCGATAAAAGAAATACGTTTCGCTCCCGGCGTGATCGGTGTGCTTAACCCAGAAATTGACAGTCCATTTGGTCGTGGGGTTAAAATCCGTGGTGGACGCACTAAAAAGCTGACTATTATTTCCATTATCTAAAGAAAGCCCGCCTGTACCCCATTTTAAAGCGGCAGCGGCGATTGTCGCATTTACAGAAGTCGAAAATCCGTGAGTCAGACTTCCAAAGTCAAGATACGACGTTGCCACCATATCCCCAACTTCAATAGCGGCGGCTATATCGGGAAGTGTGCCTACCTGCGTAAACGTCGATACTGAAGTGCCATCGACAACAAGTGCCCAAGCATCTGTGACGCCACCCCAACCACGAACAACTGCAACATGATACCATGTGTTGATTACGGGCGCCCACGTTGCACTTTCGGAAACAAGTCCTACCCCAGCAGTGCTTGTAGCCATAAAATAAAGTTTGCTATTATCGTGATCTACAAACAACGCCACATAACCATAAGCGGTTGCCTGACTGTAAAGACACATTTTCCCGGTTACGGCGCTGAACCTAACCCATGTGTCTATTTCAAATTCACTTGCCCCGAAGTTCCATACGGCATTATCATTCCATGAAACATAATCGCCCGTGCCGTCCAACAAAAGAGACGTTTGCCCAAATTTTGCTTGAATTACATCTAGTTGTGCGTTGCCGCCAACCGTGTCGGCGTTTCCTGTTGGTCCACCCGTGGAACTATCGGCAATCGCAACCGCTTCAGCATCGGCTCCATCGTTATGAAGCAAAAGAACCGTTGACGAATCATTCCCCCCGCCAATAATTGCGATATCGTCCGCACCGGTCAGGTCGTTATTAACCTCGATTGAATAGTCTTTCGGGTTTGTCATAGCGATGTCAGTGGTGGTCGCTGCCGTAGAGGTGATAAACGCTGAGGCCTTCATCTCGTCACCGCCCCAGATAACTGATTCTACCCCATTGGCGTAGGCGACTTGACCATTTGCCGCCACCGCGAACCTACCAAAGCCCGCCCCTGAAGCGTCTGTATAAGCGGCGGATGACAAGAACGTACCGGCAGTCGGTACAGCGGTTGTATTGTCGTAAACAACAGCATCGTCGCCGTGGATGAGGATATGGCTTTCGGCAGGGGAGTCTTTTCTGAAATGAAATCCGTTTTGAATCGTAGGCGCGCTGGTAATCGCGGTCGTGTTGACCCTTGTAAATCCCTTCACGCCTTCAATCCCCTGCTCATTGTAGCGCATATTGGTCAGGGTTTTGAAATTGTTCGCGCCTATCTTGGCCGGGTCTACATCCGGCAGCCATTGACCATCAAAGCGGTATTGAAGACCTTTTATGGGGTCGTCGGGTGTTTGGGGAAGTTCCTGGGCAAAACATACCGATGCGAAAATGAACAAAAAAGCTATTAAAAATATCTTTCTCATCTGGTTACGTTGCTTTCCGGTTCTTTGGGTCTATCGACAAAATCCGTTCGGAATCTGTCCAACTCCTCGTAATATTCGGCCATGAGCCTTGCGGATTTGCCGTATTGTTTCGCCTTTAAAAACCCCTGGGCCGCGACATATAGTGTCAATGCTCTGTCATAAACGACAGGAACAAGTATGTTTTGAACCGCTGTAACCGCAGACGGCGTGGAAACAAAATGCACGGTTGCCGTCGGCGTTGCGTCGGTATAGCCTACTGCGGTATTGGAAGCATTTAAGGCGGTTGTACCAAATGTAAACGCACCGTCAGATTTATAGGCGGTCACATATCCTATACGAATATGCCCGTCCGCAACCCCTGGAAGACCGGCGACGGAAAACGCTGTAGTCGAATAACCCACCGCATTATGATAAGCCTCAACAGCGTCAATCGTACCGTCGCTACCGATATCGAAGGCTACAGCACCGTATTTCGTTGCCGGAACAACATCGTCACCCGGAGCGGTGCCCGCAGCTACAGCGGCTTTTGTGTATAGCTTGTCCCTTATTTTGTAGCTGAAAGCGCCGGATGAAACAGCGGTTGTGGTCGAACCAATGGCAAGGTTAGCATCGGTGATAAGATCCAGCGCGGGAAATACGCCCACACTTCCATTCCATTCATACCACCATAGCGGAACAACGTCGTTTGAGTGTCCTATGGATTGCGGGTTTTTCTTTACGAGACCCTTTTTAACCCCGTTTCTGTCAATATAAACTACTGTAGAAACGTCAAGATAGGGGCCGGTAAGGGCGTACTCGACGGTATTTTCCAGCAAGGTTACAGACTCGCTTGATTCAAGACAGCGGGTTCTCGCAACGATATCCTTTGTACCTTCATTGACCCACACGAGAAGCTCCGCATCGGACCAAAATGACGCAGTAGCCTCATTAAGATGATATCTCGCATTGGTAATGATTGTGGATGACAGCGTGGAAGAAGTCTGTTGAGATCCACCAAAGGCAATACCGGCAATAAGAAAACTTATGGCAAGTGCAATAAATAACAAAATGTTTTTTGCACAACTTAACCTGTTGTAAATAAGGAATCTTTTCATGCGCTCATTCCCTCGGACATATAAGGCTGTCTGCCGGAAAGTTTGCGGCTGTATTCAAATAGTTCGATTTCGTCCCTGGCAGATACCGCGATCCAGTAATTAGCGTTTAATATCTCAATCTTCGTGTTGTCGCCGGCGTCCTTGGTTTTTCTGCGGTGTTTCTGTGAGTCCATGGCAAGATTAGACAAAGCCCTGTGCCAAATGTATTCATGGATTTGACCGGGACATGGCGGGTAAACACCTTCTGACCAATCGCTTAAATCGGGGTATTCTTTTTCCAGCGACACCTTGACATTGTATCTTTGACCCGGCCAGTTGTACCAAAACAGAAGATGCTCGATAGACGCGAAAGTACCATATGCGTATTGCTGATACCTCCATCTTGACGGACGCCCCCCGGGTTGAGATACCCTTTGAGCGGGTGCCTCTGAAATAGGGTCGGATGGATACAGGTCAAACTGTACGTCATAGACCCTTTTTATGGCCCATTCGTAGTGAGTATCGAGACCTGTAGCATCGGCAGGTTCGATGGTCGACGCCGGCAGAACAATCCCGGCATGGTAAATAGTCCCCCCTGAATCGTAGGCCTCATAATCCGTGGTGTCGATTTCGGTATCCCCGTTGATTGATTTCAGAGAAAGAGTTGTAGCATCTATCCTGACCGCCCGGAAAAGACGGCTATTGAGCCGGTGAAGTTGGTTTTCCCCGTTGATACCCTCAATGAATATGATATCATCGGTCTGAAATCCATGGTCGGTTCCGAGATCCGGGTCAACCGAATCGGCAGTTATCACCCCTGGATCGGCAGCGGTTATCGCGGATATCACAGCATAATAGCGCGTGAAAATCTCATCGTAAACCTCACGGTTCCATTCTAACGGCATCATGCCTAAATTGGATATCTCACGATTTGCGGTGATTAGAGCGTTTTGGATTAACTCATCCTGGTCCGTTCTTGACATATCCGTCAGAAGATACCGCTTGCACCTGTCCACCAAATGTAGGTTTGAAATCATTTTTATTCTTCCCTAGCTCGTTTTTCCCGCATGATTTTATCCCCGGCTCCCTTTTGGGCAAGATATTCTTCCCTCGAGGCTTCCCTTAACGTGGTATATGGATATTCCTGAATTTTACCGACCAGTTTCCGGCCTTTTTCAGGTGTTTGGGCGTAGTGGTCGCGGGTAGCATTATCGGCCACTTCAAGGTAGAAGCCTGGTTGAATCACCGGTTTCATGCGCTGAATTACCAGCCATTGCCCTTCCCACCCAAGCTGCACGTCTATCGTATCGTTGTCGCTTCTCATCGGGGAAAACTGCACTTCCCAATATCCCTCTACCAGCAAATCGAACGTGCCGTTAATTTCGCCGTGGTCCTCTTTTGAATCGAGTATTTTCTGAGCGGGTTTATCCCCGAGAATTTCCTTCAGGCGCTCAACTTCTAAATTCTGGAATATCGGGCGCTCCTTATCGGTAGCGGCAACAACACCATGCAGGGTGTATAGATACCTGAATCTTTTGCTGATCTTGCGGCGTAGCTTCTGCCACGAAATTGATTTAAAAATCACATTCGCACGATACTTTCTTGAGCGCGGGTCGCTTCTTTCCGTGATGGTTTCCGTAACCTGTGGTTTCACGGTAGTCACGGGCTGATAATAACTGTTATCGGTGACTTTCCGCCACTGTTGGTCAAACGCATCTTTCACGATAAGGGACGCATCGGAGATTCTGACGCGGTGTTTCTTCTCGTAATCGCACAGCATTCCCTCTGCCTGAATCCGCTTAAATTCGTCTATGAATTTCTGTTCTTCTTCAGTCATTTTAAATGATCTCCTTTGTTTTGGTTTTTTAGAAACTCTTAATAAATATGTTCCTATCCTGGGCAAATAGCTACAAACGAGTGGTGTTCGGCATTGACGTTTATCGGCGTGACCATGGTGATAACCATACCCGGCATTGTAACCGCACCGATGGCCGATGGTTTATACCCGTACATACCGCCGATGAACTCGACCGTTCCCGAAGGAACCGCCCATGACAGTCTTACCTCGTTGGCTGTAACACCCTGGCCGGCGGTAAGCGTCTGAATATAAGCTTTATAAACGTGCTTCCGGTCACTCGATTGGATTCTGATCTCACTTCCCGGACCAATATACGCCCCGGTAACATCACCGTTAAAACTACCGGTGGGTGTTGCAGCGGTGTCCAACGTCCAGGTCGTGATATCCTCGGTAGCCGCATCGCCTGAAATCCCGGCGGCGGCATTTGTGACCTGACGGTAATCTTTATCGTCGCGCTCGATATACACGCCTCCGCCATACGTGGTGTCGGATTGGTTTGTGGTTGTCAGCAGATCCCCACCATAATACGGCGAAATGCCGGCCCCGAATACGTTATCTACTACTGCACCGCCGTTTCCGGTTCTCACAAGACCTTCAGTTGTCAGAATGTCGCACGCCATGACCTCATCCCAAATCATTTCGTCGGGAGTGGCCCCGCCAAGATTGTAAATACGGATTTGGTGAGGAATGGACCCCAACTGAAGATATAGAACGGCGCCAGTACCTTCAAAATGTCCTGTTATAATTTGCATCTTGTACCTCCTGTTAAATGATATTTATGTCCTGCCTTTAGTTATTGAACACTATGGTTCTTAGCTGTTCGTTTTCTTTTTCCAATTGCTCAATTCTATTCTTTGCATCAGATAATTCCTGAGCGCGCATATCATTGTGCAATTTTGTGTGCTTGCTCGAAGACAGGGCTTCAAGATTCTCGGGTCGGTTGTCTGTACTGACCCCGTTTTTGTGGTGAACATGCCAACCTTTAGGAACTATTTTTCCGTTTGCCTGTTCCCAAATAAAAATATGTTCAAGAATATACCCACTCTTTCTTGATTGAGGATATTCTGGCTTGTAAATCAACCAATAATCTTTTTCCCTTGATTTGTGCTTGTGCAAATATCGTCCACCCTGCCAATTTTTATTTTTCGGACCTTTAAGGCTCTTGTACGCAAGAGCAATTCCTTCTGTATCCGTTCGCATCTTAACACCAACTTCCTGTAATCTTCTCCACACAACCATATGAGATAGATTGAACCTTGAACCTATCTGCATACAACTAAGACCATCAACATAAGACGCTGCTAATATTTCACTCGGAACACTCTTGTTTTTCTGGCTTTCATCCTTGCAGAATCTTGAACAATATTTCCCCTCGCCTCTTTTTACCCAACACGCTTGCGTTTTAAACAATTTCCCGCAATTCATACATTCTTTAATTATTGGCATAAAATCCTCCTTATGGTTATTTAAGGCATTATACCATGTATGGTTTGCGCGTTCAAGACTTTTCGTCAACATTGTCAAAGTTTCCGATTAATCAATTTTATCTAACAAAATCAACTACTAAGATGGAAGAGCCGTTGCTGCGACCTCATATCTGGCTACCCAGGCCGAATTCAAAATCACGCTGGTGTAATAAATCTTCCAGCTTACAAAGCCTGACTGTCCAAGTTCGTCGCCTTTTACCGCCTTCGGATATACAACAGCGGGTTTAATCGCATCCATACCCTGAAGGCGAACAACGCCGTAACCGTCTTTAGCCACGACAATAAGCGGATACACGTCGGCGGCTAAGGATGAACCCGGAATGTCCCCACTGGACAGATACGTTGTACCCGCCGTACCCGCTGCCAGCCAAGGCTCGAAAAGCGGGGTCAAAAGAAACCTATGCGCCCCTAAAGAACCCACCTCTGACGGATGCAGCATTTTGCTACTGTCGGCATAGTTTCTCACCGGCACAAAACCCTCCATACCTTCAATGTCGGCTTTCAGGTCTGTGTGGCCCATGGCGATAAACGCGGGATCCACCGGCTCGGTAGAAATCATCTGCGAAGCCTTAATCATCGATGAGATTTTTTCGGCCTTGTTTTTGGAAAAACTTCTTTCGATTCTCTTGAAATCTCCGGGCAGGGGCGGGCTGTTGATGGCCCCCCTGGACCCTGCGTTGTTGGCGTAAAACGCATTTGAACCGGCTTTAAGCACGGCAATGGTAACCACTTCTACGGTTTCCCCCATTTGGTCGCCACAAAGGTTCACGGTTTCCTTGGGTACGTCGTCTTCGTGGGTGTCGAACACAAGGTCTGTCAGTTCGGCCCAATCACCGTATTGCTGAAGCGTACTGGTTATGTCGGTTTTTGCCAGTTTGCGGCCCGGTGGTGTGATGCCTTCCGAAAGTGGTGCGTCCGCTGTCGGAAAGTTTGTGTACCGGCGCCATTTGGATGTGAGTGTGGTGTGTTTTCCTTGGGTAAATGCTTGACCGAACTTCGCAGCAACTAACTTGTAGTTGCCCCGTCGCAATAGCCGTTTTTTGACTTTGCCGGCTGATCTATACCCGATATCTCCGACTGTGTTGAAATTAGGCATTAGAGTTCCTCCATTATTAAAAGGTTAATAAGTTCAGAACTCTAAGGTTTCTATGTTATTATACTATCCGATTAGTTGGTAAGTCGTGAATTTTCCACAACTTGCGCATTTAAATGCTTGTGGTCTTGGCGATGCTTCTCCTTTTAGAAACAATCTGTTACAGATTCTTCTTATTTTATCATTGTAGTGCGGACAACGCAATTCTTGCCCGGGCTTAACCGTGAGTTTCACGTCATCCGGGATCTCGTCAACTATAAAAGTCGTCGTCGTCGTCTTTGGATTCAAATCCGGCACGTTCTTCCTCCCTGTCTGTCACGGCGCCTGCTTTAGGTTTGGGTTTACTTTTCACGGTCATTTTATGAATAGCGTCGAATTTTTCCTTTTTGGCTTTTTTCGCCGCATCTTTTTCCGCAATTTCTTCCTTTGCCGTGTCGAGTCCGGATTTACCCAAGAATCGTTTATAAAGCCTTGCGTGGTCGTCCGGGTCTTTGGACTTTAAAAGCGCCTGAATCTCTTTCGGTTGTTCGGGTAGCCACTTCTTGAAATCTTCGCTGTTGTAAATCTTTTTGGCATCCTTAACACCGTCATGCTTATTCGTGAGTGTGCGCATAAATAACTTGTCGTCGAAGTCCTCGCCCAGGCCGGCTATATCCAAGTTGGTCGCTAAATACTTATTGGCGACAAGTTGGCGGATGAGATTGTTTGCTATGGTCGTAATCATAACCGGTATTTCAGGGTCAGTTTCGAGCACCGACTTAAAATTAAGCTCGGTTCCGTCTTCCAGGGTTACGATGTCGGGAAGCAGATTCGGTGGAATAATGCCCCTAAAAAACGATAAACTCTTGGCGTCGTGCTGCTCTGCGAAGGGATTGTAAGCACCTTCTTCACGACGCTGCACCTTCTCGGCGTCTTCGGCTACCTTTTTGTCGGTCTCTTCTTTTTCCTGCTCGGCAACGAGTTCTTTCCCGCGAATCGTATCCTCATCGTCTTCTTCGTCTTCCCCGAGACCTTCCGCTACCTTGTCATCGGGCTTTTCCACCTTGTCATCGGGTTTTTCAGCTTCGGCTTTTTCCACCTTGTCTTCGAGCAAAATCGGCTCTTCCTGGTCTAATCCTTCAAGGCCGTCTTCCAGGTCGTCATCAACATCAGAAGCAAATCCGGCTGCCTCGTCCGCCGGGATGTCGGGTGTTTCTTTTTCTTCGACCTCTTTTATGGGCTCTTCCATTTTAAATCTCCTTTGGGTTATTTAATATACATGCCGCTAAAATGACCGCAACCAGGACCAATAGCACTTGAATCCATGGGTTACTGATTAATTCGATCAACATAACTTGGTTTTATCCTCTCGATTCTTTCCGCAAATTCCAGGGACTTTTCCTTATTACCGATATACACATGCGAATAAGTCATATTAACCAACAAATTTAACTGATTCGGATAGTATTTTAAGCTGGTGTTGAAAAAAGAAAGCGATTCTTTATACATTTTCTTCTTCAAGAGTGCCACGCCAGCGAAGTTGTTAAGAAGGATATTATACGGATTTGCTTCAAGCCCTTTTAGTGCAAAATAAACCGTATCGTCGAATTTTCCTAACCCTTCGGATATTCGGGCAAGTTCTATATATTTCAACCCTTCAATCCGTTTAAGGTGAACGTGGAATAGTATAATTATACAGAGAATGCACAACATCATAGCGATTATTTTCATACTGTTAAAGCCCCAAGCATACAGGCGGTAAAAAGCACCGGCATTGGCTGGAGCATTGGAAAACTAAAGGATGCAGCCACCCCGACGCTTACCAGGGAGGCCGCGACATATTGCCAATTATCGTTGAATTTGATGTTTTTTACGGCTACGACAAATACCAGGACCATGAGCGCAATCCCGGCCCACCCGGTTTCCGCCCACAAATGCAAGAAGTCATTATGCGCTGCCCAGACTTCAACGTGAGTTGACATAGCCATCGCGTCACTTTCAGCGTAGTACAAAGGGTACATTATACTGAAATTTCCAAAGCCTACACCAGACGGATAATCGATAGCCATTCTCGATGCGTTTCGCCACCAATCAAGTCTTTCCAGTAATCCGTCCGGAGGGGAAATCGCTGCGTACAAGCCAACTGCGAGCACCGAAACAACAACCGGTTTGTACCACTTTTTCACGATGCATAGAAAAAGCACCGCAGCGAATAAAGCTAAAACCGCTGCATCCGAGCGGCATACACCAATGTAGGCCAGCATCGGAATGGAAAGCGGTAGCAGAAACTTGAAATACTTCTTATACAAACACCCCGCCAATGGGAGTGTGAAGACGACATAATGAGCCGCCATGTTTTTATTGGCAAAAGTTGCTGCCGGCGGAAATGATTGGGGTATAAAATTTATCATATTCAACCATTGCATTAAGCCGATTATCGAAACGAGAAACCCGCTTAAAAATAACGCTATGAAAAGGTGTTCAATGTTTACCACGTTCACAATTATTAATATCGTAAGCGCACAAGCCAGCCATGTAAGGACACGCATGAAGCCTTCGTATGGGTTTATTGCCCATAATAAACTTGCAAAACAGTAACCGACAAAGAGCAAAACGGCCAGGAAGACCTGCGGGATTTTAAATTGCAGGTCTTCCACCGCGTAGTTACATAGGATTATTGCCAGCAACGCCAACACGCCGATTTGAATAACCATTTCCTTTGGCGCATGAGCGTAGAACCTCATGCCGCTTTTAAACACAAACGGTACTGCGAACACGAAACAGCAAAATAATCCGCTGACTAATTTGCCGTAACCGTTGCTCCAACCGCTAAGGGTTCGTACCTGATCCGCCATGTAATGGCCCCTGTGTTAGTTGCGCTTGTTGCGAGTTCAATCGTACCTACCGGCACGACTACAGTAAAACCCGTCGGCTGCCGTGTAGCTCTCAGCGTGTCCGGGCAGAACGTGGATAATATCCCCGTTGTTGGCCGTACACTGGTTAATGGCATAATCCACCGTGTCAAACGGTTTCTCCCAGGATTCGCCGTAATCGTTGCCCCTGGTATTGGCCCCACTCGCAGAGTCCACATACCAGACGTCGCCAACGGCATTCCCAGAGAGAGCCACGCCGTCAACAGTTACGCTTCCGTATGCGGTAATCCCTTTCTTAAAAACCTGCTCGGCCTTCCAAACATTCTTTTTCAATGTCGAAGGGGTCGCCGCAAAAACCAATCCCGCCATCAGCACAAGTGCCATGCAAATGGATAAAACTTTGAATTTCTTCATTTTATTACCTCCGTTGGTTTAAATCGTTTAAACATTGGATTGGTTTTTGCAAAACTCTTTTAAATCCTATCTTTATGCCAAGTTTGAATCTAAAATCTTCGTGTATAATATCGCTTATCTGCAACCCGGATTCCTCCGCGTCTTCCATCAGCTTTATTTCTTCTTCCAACCATTTGATGAGCGCCTGACCGTATTCCGTAGTCGAAAGATGCGATAACAACTGCTTTTCGGTATCCGTCAACATCAACCGGACTTTATAACCGTATTAGGAACAACGATGAGCTTTGAAGGCTTCCTGTCAATCTCCCCCTGATAGACCTCGTGAAGCTGACCGGATTTGTTTAAAACCCGTATCTCCATGTGGGCAGAATCCGGGATATAAACATCGACAAAATTACGATAGTTTTTCCCATCCGGACCGGTAAGCCTCGATACAACGGTTGTCATTCTTTTATTCACCGCGTCTTCTTTGAGAAACGTCAAGCACGGGGTTTTAATCCTGTACCATCCTTCGCCCATCGGGTGCGGAGTTTGGTCGAACTTGCCGATAAAGTCATGTATCCCACCAATTAAGTGAATTATCTCGTCATTATACATTTTGAACCTCTCCTTTTGTTTGGGTTTCTAATTTAGGTACATCCCACTCAATAGACATGAAATTCTCACCGATTCTCACACCCAATATCTTTATGCCCTCGTACTCGTAAATCGCTAAGGCAAACGGATCGTGGGGGAAAAAGGTTTCCCGGACAATGCCATCTGCATAACTCACACCAAGTTTTTGAAGTTGCAACTTCAGCAACCTCTCGGTTTCTTCCTCTATCCTGTTGAAAAGATTCTCGGCAATATCCTCGATTTTGGTTTCTTCATCCACGCCCTGGTCTGTGATTTTATCCATTATCTTTAGCCTCCTCGGGCTTATCGGGTGCGTAAAGCCTGTTTAACTTAGCCTCTAAAATAACCTCTTCCATGTCATCAATATGCTCCGCTTCGAGAGCGTTCAGTTTTTGAACATGCTCTAATTCCGATTTTTCGAGGTCTTGCTCGTGCTCCTCGGCGGATAGTTCGAGTTTGTTTTCGTGCTCCTGATCTTTGCCGGCCTGCTCGAACGTGGCGTCTAATTCCTTTTCCATTACGGCCATTTGAATCGCTTTTTGCTCGGCTTCCGCCTGTTGCTCGGCCTGCTGCTGCGCTTCTTCAGCCATTTCCTCTTCGGATTTTATGAATTTCTCAGGATCTTCGTCCATCGATTCGTAAATTATATCCAAATGAGGCTTGACCTTAATGTAGGGGAATAGAATCTCGCTTGACACAAACATCCCGAGAGACTGACGCATTCTTTCGCCGCGGACTTCTTTATTCTGGAATGAAGTGAACCCGCCGGCTATAACTTTGGCGTTGACCTTGCACGATTCGTCCTCACCGAATTCCATGTTGTATTCGTACATGTCCCGGATTTCAGGTTCTATAAACTGCTCATCGTTGTTCCTAATGGCCTGCCCGATATATTTCCCGGCGTTCTCGGTCATCTGCCTAACTTCATAAGCGGTGTCCGGTTTGTGTTTTGGAAGATTAAAACCCTGCATAATCGTGGGAACCATGGATACACGATCCCCGAACTCCAGCATGAGGTTTATTCCCGAAAGCAGTGTTTCCCCCACGTCCGGGGTTGTGATGAACATAACCGCCTTGCGCACATCATCGCACGAATCAGCAATATCGTATCTCTTCCCAGGTTGAATATCGTTAAGCTGGTCGGGATTGTTGAAGAACCTTGCCTTAACCGCCGAAGTCACATTGGCAGATAGTTTCTTGTTGTCCTCATACGCCCGAATCATGCCTACGAGAGACCCCTGCACGTCCTCCATGTTGTCTGCGATGCCCGTTCCGGTGCTTTCGTCAAGATTCTGCTCGACCGTCCACATCTTATGGACTCTCTTACCGTCATCGTTTCGGATATACCGGATGATTTCCTTGTCAACAATCTCGCCCATGATTTCAATATCATCACCGCTATCCTCAGCATCTTCGTATTCGTTGATTAAACCGATATAGGCGATTTCGTTTCTTCCCAAGCGCAGGATATCCTCGAATTCATCCACCAGTTTCCGGGGGGCTCTCGTATAAAACTCGTATCGCGTGAATCTCTTTTTGCGGTCGCTAATGTCGGCTTTGCCCGGATGCTCGGCAGGGTCGTCTTGCGGATCAGAGTCGTCCCTGCTTTTGCTGTTGATAACTCTTTTAATGGCTTTTTCTATGTACCCGGGCTTTCCGATTAACTGCTTTAAATCAAAAGCCGATGAGCGCAAAACCTCGGCATAGCCCTCACCATCCTGAAGATTGTCACTATCCATGTCCCAAACCATATTCCAAACCGAAACATAGAGATGGCCGGGAACGTCCTCGGGAATTCTTTGAAGCTCATAACGGGTGTATTGAGACAACTCTTCCGGGGCCATATACTCAGCCGCAGGGCCGATATCCATGGGGACTTGTACGAATTCCGTGCTGATAACCGGTTCGACGTTAAACTTCGAAAAGGCCATACCGTAATAACCACCAGACAGCCATTTTTTCATGTACTCACGATCCGCATGACGCATAGATAACTGCTGCTCTATTTTGCTCGTCATGCGCTCGATTCTGGTGTCTCTTTCCTGGTTTTCGGTATCTTCCTCGTAGGGTGATGGTTCGAGCGTAAACGGGATCTTGCCGGCCTTCAGCACCGTATCGAGCAAAACGGAATAAAACGCCCAGACCTTAACCCGCACAAAACCTATCCATGTATCCGACCGCCAGCCAACCGCCTCGCCCTTCTTCCATTTTCTCCTGCGGAAATCGCGGTTAGTGACAGCTTCGAAATTGCGAATCAGTTTGCCCTCAAGCGTGTCTTTCTTCTGTCTTGCCCAACGCTGTATGGACTTGTCTACAAATTCCGGTAAACCACTTATGTACGTTGCATCATCCGGCATTTATCACCCATCTAAAATAAAAAAGCCTCCACCAGATTCAGATTGAAAGTGAATCCGGGGAGGCTTGTCTGTAAGCGTTTCCGGTAACCTACGGCGTTACGAATGGAGACCGCAGGCGTCTGAATATCTATCTGCGATTACACATCTTCACCTTTTTCCCATTTTGCAATCAGGGAAAGAAAAAACATGATTGTCCGCCTTAAAATCTTAATGAACGTCTGAATATCTTTATTCATGCGCTTACCACACCAAAATCATGCTGTCAAGGTTATTTTCCAGAACGCTTTTTCACCGGCTTTTCGGCTTTTTCCAGGTTTTCCACCCGTTTCTGAAGGGAAGCGACGACATCCATCAAAGCCCAGAGGTCGTCCCCTTGCTTCTTGTCACGGGCTTCATTCGCCGCGAGAAGCATATTGATGTCGCTGATAACTTTCCGTTCTTGGCTTGGTTTCATTTTTAGTCTCCTTTGTTATAGGTTAATTATCAATGTATCAACCATTTAGTTTCACCCACGGTTGATGGTCAAACCCCGCTAAAAGCGCCATAAGCGCCAATGCAGGATTATCGTAATCCGTATTAGTCGTCTGCATGTTGGCAAATTGAATCGCCGATTGGTGTAAAATAGACCCATTCTCGGCATAGAACTTGCGGGTCTTAATCTTTTCATGCAATAAATCAGGTCCCAACACAGCGACAAACGGCACTTCAATTAATTCCAGGCGCTTAGGCATCTGGGGATGGGCGTAAACCGCCCTTGCGTGCCTGGTCCATACGTCTATGTGTTGCCCGCCCCAAAAATAAGAACAGCACCGGTAAAGACTTAAATTGTCGGTAATGAACTTAATCAAACCTAAATGCCAACCATCACCATCATCCCGAGTGTGTATCGTGCCGTCGCTATTGAACCAATGAGGGACAGTCCAGAACCGAAACTGCTCGAATATTATCACCTGGTCGGCGTCAAGATCGTACCCGGACATGATAGCAAATCCCTCTTTCCTGCCTTCAGGCCAGGCAATCGACCCCCGCATATAAAAACTCTTTACAATACCGTTGCCGAAATGAAGATGCGTTGTATAATGGTTGTGCGGGTCAATGTCCGTGGTAAAGGGGCGTACGATTCTCATTTTCTCTTCGGTATGCTTTTCCAAAGATAAAGCGTTACGGGGATTCCGACTGAATCCCCTATTCTTTCGACAATCTCATAACTTCTATGCCTACCATCCGGCGCGTCTTTATCGTCGAATTCATGCTGCCACCGCCTGTCTTTCCATCTCCTGATCTTAACATCTGGATGATCTTTGAAGATTTCTTCAATTTGTGCCGCTATTAGCTTTTCCACTTCACCAAGTATGTCTTTGGTTGTATCATGCCCCGCGACTATTAAATAGTCGCCATACTGTTGTGTTGGGTCAATGTCGGCTGTGAAGGGCTTTACGATGCGCATGCGTCAAAAGCCCTCTCTGTGTTACATTCTGAACAAATCTTCAATTCAGCTTCAAACTTGCGGGTATTCACAACTTCTCCGATTTCTTTCTTGCAGATTGGACAGAATACAGGGTTAATGTTGATCGAAAAGCCCTTAATCCCTGTCATCGCAAAAGTCCAATATTCCTGCCATGGTATGAATGGTCTCATAGCTTATCCACCATCTCCGGCAAAATTATCCGCACCCCGTTGCGGCCATAATCTTTTGTTATTAAACAGCCATAATACGCCACGATTAGCCACATTGCTTTGGGCTGAAGTCTTCTTGCTAAAAACCCGTTTGATTCTTTGATTCTATGAAATATGTAATCTGACATTTTTATAATTTCTCCACCACGGGCCTAAACTTAGCTGCGTGGCTTTTCCTTTCCAACATATTCTTCAAAGCAACATCCCATTCTGGCAACGGTTTCCCGAAATCCTTGCCACATATAGGGCAAAAATCCCAATGCTTACCATATCTGACGAAACAATCATCTGATTTGCCTATCAGTTTTCGAGAGTTTCTGTAATTATCCCACTTTTTCTTTTTCCTTGCGTGGTCTAAATCTAATGCCATTACAATTTATCCACCACCACCGGCCTCAGACTTGCCGGGATCTCGGTTAATACCTCAATTTCCTTTTCAAATATCTCCGTCCCAGGCACAAGATACACCGCCTGTTTCTCTTCCGGGTATGAATTCGTACCCATATGCATGGCAGAGGACTTGACTCGCAGGGCGTCAATGATGAACCATGCAAGACGTATCGGGATAGGCCAAACACGGTACTTCCACCAACGCATTTCACCACCGAAAACGCCTATATGCTCAACTTCCTCGATTGTGTACCCGCCACCAATCACATATGTTGCCCCCGGGCAAAACACTGGACCCTCGCCCTCCGGTGAACTATTCGGATTTTCATCCAGTAAATCCGCCTCCACATAGAAATACCCACCACCCATCTCCTGCACAAGCGTGTTGGCGTAAGCCTGAATACCCACATCCTCAATCGACTTGTGAATATCGTGTACTGTGATTATCTCGGGCCTCATATTATTCCTTCTCCGGTGGGGTCCATCCCAAATTAATCAAAGCCTGTTTTATAGTGGCCTCCCGCGTATCACACACCCACCGGGTCACTTCATTTATGTGATCCTGAATGTCAGAAGATAAAAGCGATTGGCTAATCACACCATCACCGGAAACTGAAGTTTCTAATTTATATTTCACCGCCGTCCTCCCATAAATCCTTCAACTCATAGCCATCAACGAAAGCAGCTACCATGCAATTAAGCTCTTTTTGTGCAGCCTCAACCTTTTCTTCAGATAGTGGGATAAACACCTCTCCCCAAACTGGCTCTTTGCTTTTCTTGTATTCGGCGAGGTTGATTATCTCGGGCCTCATGGACTCACCTTTCGGGACTCCAATGAATGTTAGGGAATGGAAAATACTCAATTTCTACGGCATAGAAGGTCATAAACCACTCAAGACTGCGTTTTTCGTACCAGGTTAATCCATCTATGTTTCGCATCTCACTACCATGCGGAAAAGGGTCAAATCTCTTGAAAAGACGAAACACCATATTGTCTTCCAAGGTAAAGGCTTGAATTAGTTCACGGTCATCAGCACATGCCACGGCCGCAAATATGGAAATTGCCGCCAAAATCAATACGCAAATAACAATTTCACCTATTCTCATGGACTCTCCCCCTTTATCTCGGTGCGATATTTATCCCATTTAACCTTTAAGAACAATCGGGCATCCTCTTCTTCCCTAAACTCGCCTATTATCGTACCGTCACCCTCATGCGCAACGATCCACGGGCCTCGCCAAGGCACACGGGTTTCCCACAGAACAAGCGTTTTGCTCAAAACCACAAGCGGTGTTTTGCAGCCAAAAAGCTCATTATATTCCATCAAGTACCACGCATCATTGCATTAGTTAATGTAATGCTGCCCTCAAAAAGCACCGAATCATCTTCGGCAAAAACATCGGAATGAAGCCCAAGTGGGCTGTTCGGCCCCTCCCTCACCACAGTGCCGCTATTTCGTGCGGTAAATAAAATAATCACTCCGTCAGCGAGTTCCTTTAAATACGGATACATTATAATTTGATCGCTTAAAGGTTCTTTAACCGACACCAAAATTCCCATTTTTTACCTCCCCCTGCATAAATCTGTTAATTGATCCAAAAGTCCAGATATTGATTTTATCCGACGAAATCTGGCGTTTTATTTCATCTAAATAATTCTCGTTCATAACTATTACGGTTTCGACAGGAACCTTATCTAAAATGTCAGGACTTGAAATTTTATGCCCCGTCTTTCCAACATAGCGTCCCTGTTTCTTTGGATTGATGTCGATAAGCCCAAGAATTCGTTTTCTATCCGGGTCCATAAGGTTAACGAAAGTCACTCCTTTGGCCCCCGCTCCCCAGACAACAATGTTGCGTTCTTTTGCTATGAAACTTCGATATTTCTCAAGTTCATCTCTGAAAAGGCCATGCTTCGGAAAAACAGAGTTTGGCGTCGCAGAGGCTCTTATTTTCCCGAGATCCCCGATTACATAAATATATTGTCCACCGAAGAGTGTCCCAGTGTCGGCATCTGCGAACAAAGAGCTAAGGGTGCGCTTTGTAAAGTAATTACAATGTTCGTAACAAAGATCCCAAAACGCATTATTTTTACTTATCCACTCAAAACACGGGACCTCAATATAGATGCGACCACTCCATTTATTGGCTTTTGCGATTTGGTGCAAAAATGTTACAGGATCGTGAATATGTTCTAATGTATGCCGCATCAAAAAAGTGCTTGTATCCCCAAATAAATACCTTTCATCGAAGTAGTCCTTTACAATTCCGGGATGGTTTCCTTCATACGCAGGATCGAAACCCAGGATATTTTTCCCTGTTTTTGCCAACTTGCTGAAAAAGTATGCCTTGCCGCAACCGATTTCGACTATCCGCCCATTAAGAAGGCCGCGCTTCTCCAAGAATTCGATGAGCTTTTTGAGGTAAATTTTAAAATACTCGGAATGTGCCTGTTCGTCCTGATAACTTTTACCGTAAACAAGCCGGGTGGGATCAAAAGCCATGTTGAAAACGAATCCACAGAAGGAACACACAACCAGATCCAGTTCGCCGGTCGGGGCCTGCTGCGCGACGTCTAATGAACTATACCCCCTGTTTTGAAAGCCCGGCAATTCTGTTGTTTGGTATATGGTGCTAAGATTATCATCTCCACAAAGCGGACAGAAAATCAGCATTTTCCAATAATACCCCGTAATTTGGCGTTATCCCCCCAAAAAGCCATCGACTCGTATTCCGGATAGGGATAGAATCCTAAGTCTAACTGAATTTTGTATCCCTTTTTACAAATGTATTCTTCCACGAGACGCCTGATGGAAACTGGTATTCCGCTGCAACAATTAATCGGCCCCTGGGTCTTCTTTTGAATGGCAATGGCTGCAATGTGTTCAGCTACGGTTTCGACAGGAAGATAGTCCCTTAATTGCTCCCCGCCTGACATTCTAAAACGATCTTTTCCCTCAACAACAGCCCTGTCAAGTTGGGGAAATAAAGAAGCGCTATTTTGCCCTTCTCCATAAATGTAAAAGAGCCGAACCCATTGAAATGTCGCATCCCTGGTAAGATGTTGCAAACATTTGTTGAGGCAATCCTTCGCTATGCCATAGGGAGTCGTCGGCATGGTCACCGCGCTTTCCTTTAAACAACCTGATTGGAGACCATATTCAAGACACGTTCCAATTCCCACCACTTGCTTTAACCCACCCTCTAATAAACTTTTTATAAAACTGTAATGGATGGGCGTATTGTACTCGAAATGAAATGCATCGTGATAATTTGGCAAACCAGTCCAAGCAAGGTCAATAAGACAGTCGGGTTCCAAAAAGAATCGGTATAGATCGTA